GTAACTGCCCTTATCAATGAATTAAAACCTATGATTGAAGAAATAGGTGATGCTACTCTCTTAGTTCCTCTAATCAAAGAATATATGGAGATTGGAGTTAAGAATGATGACCTATTAATTAAAATGGCAGCCCTAGCTCAACGTGCTATGAATTCTGAAACTACTGATGCTGGTCTAGGTATTTCAGATGAAGAAAAACAACAACTACTTGACGAGATAAGCAAGTTTAAATCTGAGGAATAATGGCTAGAACTGATAAGGGTAATTCAGCTGCGGCCCATATACTTAGTACTCCTATAGGGAGAACTCTAAAATCTAAAAAAACTTTAGGTAGAGTTGTTAGTATAGTTCTAAATGAAAAACACCCTAGATTTAAAGAATTAGGGGAATGGAATGCCTTAGGAACAATTGAATATACTTTAGTTGACAATCCTACTCCAGCTAATGCTATATTACCTATAGCTAAACCTGCTGATCCTAATTTAAAGAATTATCCTATATTAAATGAGATAGTTTTAATCTCAAATTTACCTAATACTGATATTGGTCAATTTGCTAGTTCTGCAATTCCTTATTATACCAATATTGTAGCTTTATGGAATCATCCCCACCATAATGCCTTTCCTCAAAATGATAACATTTTACCTCCTTCTCAACAAAAGGATTATATACAAACTCAATTAGGTAGTGTTAGAACAGTCACTAATCAATCTACTGAGATTTTTTTAGGAGATACATTTGTTGAGAAAGAAAATATACATCCTTTACTTCCATTTGAAGGAGATGTTATTCTAGAAGGTAGATGGGGCAACTCAATCCGTTTTGGTTCTACCGTCACAGGTTCTGTAAATACTTGGTCTTCAACAGGCCAAAATGGGGATCCAATCACTATACTTAGAAATGGTCAAGGAATTCAATCAAATGAAGGTTGGATACCAACTGTAGAAGATGTCAATAATGATGATTCTTCTATTTATTTAACCTCTACTCAAAAAATACCACTTCAATCTCAAGCTGTTGAAATAAACCAATATTTTAGTTACCCAGATAGTGGAAAACCCACAGACCCTAATCAATACGCTGGTAAACAAGTTATCCTAAACTCAGGTAGATTAGTATTTAATACAACACAAGATCATTTACTTTTATCTTCTCAAAAATCTATAGGTTTTACTGCTATTGAATCCATTAATTTTGATACAACTAATGATATAATCCTACAAGCTGGGGATGTTTATTTAGGGTCTAAAAATGCTACTGAACAAGTTTTACTAGGAAATACTACTGTAAATTTATTAAATACTTTAATTGGAGAATTAATTAAATTAACTAATACTTTAGCAACTGCTCAAGTGACTGGGTTTGGTCCTTTGGCTACTGTTAATGGTCAAGCTGCTGTAATTAATACCACATTACTTAATTTACAAGCTCAATTAAATACTTTATTGTCTAATTCTGTAAGAACTGTATAATGGCTTTAGCTCCTAATAGTGCCCTTTTATCCAATGGAATTATACTATCAGCTAAACCTGGTACTGGGGGGTTAATTATAGTTACAGCTACTGATGCTAATGGTATAGTCATTAGTGAAACTCCTTCATTAGGAACTGATTTAGAAGCTTTTTACCAATATTTTATAGAAGTAAATTATTCTGATCCTAGACCTACAATTATTGAAAGAAACTACCAAGAAGCAATTCAGTTAAAAGAAGTAAAAGTTACACCTAAAAAACTAGAAGAAACTAGACAAGAAGAAGCAGTTGCTAGACAACAAGCCCAAGAAACCACTCAATCACAACAAATCCCAGAATCTGTAATTGAAGATAGTACTCCAGAACAAGTTAAACCTAAAGGAAAAAATAAATTAGGGCAACGAATTTTAAGTTTAGGTAATCAAGTACTTAAATTAATTATAACTAAACTTCAATCCTTAATTGGGGAATATCTTTTAGACCAATTTATTCAAGCTAGAAATAATGCTCTTACTCCTGAACAAATATCTCAAGTAAAAGAACAATATTGTCCTACTCCTGAGGTTTTAAATCAATTAATTGAAACTAGAAATAATATAGTAAACCAACTAAATAGTATAGGCAATAGATTAAATTTAGCTAATCAAACTGTAAACGGACTTACAACAACAACTAATACATCACAAGATATAATTAATTTAGCTTCTTCAATACAAACTGGTTTAAATTTAGCTGCTTCAACTGGAATATTACCTGCTCCTGCTTTAGGTCCTGCTTTATCTAATTATAATAGTATTGAAAAAATAATACAAGCAGTTTCACCTTTAATTAGTAGTAATAATAATGCTTTATATGCTACTTCAATACCATTAGGAGTGGTTTCTTTTGTAGTAACTAAAGCAATTGAATTATTAGGTTTATTAGATATTTTAATAAACTTTTGCTCTGTTGATGCCTCATTAACCCCAGTCTCAGATACAATACAACAAGTTACTATAAGACAAGTACAAGCTAATGTAGACTCAGGTAGCTATAATGGATTTATAATTAAGATAGAGGAAGTACCTTTTAGTCCTACTGTTACTCGTAGAAAAGCAGTAGCATTTAATCAATCAGGAATTGCTTTATTAGAGACACCTTTATCATTTACTACTAATGAACAAACCTTAATTAATGAACTTAAATTAATTATTGATAGAGATAATTTAAGATCTTACTAAATTTAATATTTATAACAGATGAAACCAAGTGAATTAAAATCATTTATCAAAGAAGCAGTTAGAGAAGCTATTCAAGAGGAACTAAAAGATATCCTTTTGGAAGCAGTTCGTGCCCCTAAACTACCAATCCAGGAAACTTATCAAATGAATAATCTATTACAACCTGTGACTGTTGATACTACTACTCAGGTTACTAATAGCCCCCCACAAAAATCAACATCTGAAAAGAAGGCTATGATGGAAAGTATTATGGGTGATATGAGAAGAGGACAAGATACTCTTAACTTTACTACTCAAAATATAGCAGCTAATACTTTACAAGTAGCTCCTGGTATGAATACCTCAGGTGAAGGCTCTAAATTACCAGAAGGTAATGTAGGTCTAGATATGATTATGGGCTTAATGAATAAAAAGTAATGGCATTCGGAGCACAAAAGATATTTCCAATTGATACCAAGCCCGGAACGGCTGTTGGTGTTGCTATACCTTTTAATGCCCCAGGTGTATTTTACTCTACCTATACTACAAAAGATGCTGTTAGAAATAACTTAATAAACTTTTTTCTAACTAACCCCCCAGAAAGATATCTTAATCCTACATTTGGTTCAGGTTTAAGAGCTTTTATTTTTGAACAAATTACTACTGGTAATTTAGATGGTCTTAAAGAGAATATTCAAACTCAGCTAACTCAATTTTTTCCTAATGTTAGAGTAGGTAGTTTAGACATTTTCCAAGACCCAGACTATAATACTATAACTGTATCTTTAACTTATAATGTTATAGATACCGCTATATCCGACGAAATTCAAATTGCATTCAACTAATGGCCGTAAGACGTAATATACAGTATATAAACAAGGATTTTACCGAGTTAAGAGCGAGTTTAATTAACTATGCTCGTACTTATTTTCCTACAACCTATAATGACTTTAGCCCATCATCACCTGGTATGATGTTTATGGAGATGGCTGCCTATGTAGGTGATATTATGTCTTTCTACTTGGATAACCAAATCCAAGAAACATATCTACAGTATGCTCGTCAAACCAATAACTTATATGAGTTAGCTTATATGTTTGGTTATAAACCAAATGTGACTCAAGTCGCAACTGTAGATATAGATTTTTATCAACAAGTCCCAGCTAATGTCTTTAATCAACCTGATTATGATTATGCTTTATTTGTTCCTGCTAATACTATTGTAACAGCAGATGCGCCTTATAACACTTCTTTCTTAATTGAAGATCCAGTTGATTTTAGTGTTTCTTCTTCAGGTGACCCTACAGAAGTTACTGTGTATCAAGTCTCAAGTGGTGGTTCAGTAGTAGATTATTTCTTGTTAAAGAAAATTAGAAAAGCTATATCATCTACAATTAACACTACTACATTTACTTTTACAACTCCTCAACAATTTACTACAGTTGAGATTAATTCTTCTAACATTGTAGGTATTTTAGATATTGTAGATAGTGATGGTAATATTTGGTATGAGGTAGATTATTTAGCTCAAGACACAGTATTTGACTCTATTAAAAATACTAATACAAATGATCCAAACTTATCACAATACCAAGGTGATACACCATTTTTATTACAATTAAAACAAGTACAAAGAAGATTCATAACTCGTTTCTTAAACAGTACTACCCTTCAGTTACAATTTGGGGCTGGTACTTCAGCTGATACTGATGAAGAAATTCTTCCAAATCCAGATAATGTTGGTTTAGGTTTACCATTTGAAATAGATAAACTTACAACAGCATTTTCACCTTCAAACTTTACATTTACTAAAACCTATGGTATTGC